TTAAAATACAAAACCCAGCGTTTACAGGCGGATATAAAACAATATATTCAAATCAATTTAACTCATCTAACGTTGGGACAGAGCCTACATTGGCTAGTGTAGTTGGGCATAGAAGGACTGCCTCTGCGATAGATGGGTTTAGAATACTTATGTCCGCAGGTAATATTACCTCCGCTGTTTTTAAATTATACGGGTGCAATTAACATGAAAAAACTTGTAAACGGTCAACTTGTTGATTTAACACCAGAAGAAATTGCAGCACGTCAAGCAGAAGAAGCCGCGTGGTTGGCAGAGCGTCCAGTTAAAAACTGGGAAGCCGCCATGGCAGAAACAGACGCCAAACTCCCACGCTACGTTGAAGACATCATCGACGCAATGGATAAACCAACACGCGATAAGATTGCAAAGAAAACTCTTGACGCGTACAATGAAAAGAAAGCCAAGCGCGCGGAGAAACCCTGAACTATGACCGAAGAAATCAACCGCACATTAGGTGAAATTAAAGGCACGCTGGTACAATTCCAACGTGACACCGAACGTCGTTTTGATGAATTAAAAGATGGCATGGAAGCGGCGAATAACCGCGCTGTTAATGCTGAAAAACGCGCAGATGAAGCACATAATTTTGCCCACGGGCTTGTTAAGCGAGCCGCTTGGATGGGAGCGGGGGCCGGTATAGTATTTTCCACCATTGCTTTTTTTATTAAAAACAAAGCCATCGCCTCTATATTTGGAGTACATTAAATGATTAGGACAAGAGCACGCGGTAGAACAAGTGGTAATTCATGGTTTAAGAGTGCGTCATATCTTTTAAACAACGTCGCCCCTGCCCTCATTCACGACTACGCGAAAAACCGTTATTATAACACAACGGATGGCGTTATTAGTTTCCCGGTTACGACAACACGCACAACGAACGCCACGATGTTTGATTCAAGTGGCAATCTGGTGTGGGCACCTGCGAATATGCTGACAAATACAGACACATTTGGGTCTGGTTGGTCGTCAACGGGTTCGTCCATATCGGCGGCTGGCATTTCATCACCTGCAGGTACGGCGTATAGACTGATCGAGAGTGCGGCGTCTGCCTTGCACGCCTATCAATCACAGGCCGCGTCCATCGTCACGGGACAGACCTATACGGCTTCAATCCATATCAAGGCGGCGGAACGTGGCTTCGCTCTGTTTGCGATGACGGCATACTTCACGACAACGGCCATCCAAATTGATCTTTCCACTGGGGCCGTTACTGTCGGCACGGGCACGCCTATTGCGTACGGGTCACAGAATATGGGTGATGGATGGTGGCGCGTGTGGGTCACGCAGACCGCAACGTCCAGTGGGTCGGGAAGCAACGCCCTACTTGTTTACACGTCACAGGATGGTTTGTGGACCAACCGGAGTTATTTGGGCGACGGGACCAGCGGGATTTATATGGCCGCGGCGCAGTTCGAACCGAACGATGTCACATCGCCGAAATCTTATAACGCGTCTGGGGCATCGGCCTATTTCGGGCCGCGTCTAGATTATAACCCAACAACGCTTCAACCGCGTGGGTATCTGATCGAAGCTCAGAGAACAAATAGCATTAGAAATAATACGAGGCAAGGTGGCGTTGCAGGGTCACCCGGCACTGCACCTACAAACTGGTCTATAGCAACAATTCCGGGGGTCACTATAACAACATCATACGGCATTGAGAATGAGATACCATATATCGAAGTAAGCTATAACGGAACCAACACAAGCGGTGCTTTAGCATACCCAACAATTACACCAGAGCAAACAAATAACGTTGCGGCGGCATCCGGGCAGACATGGACGCATTCGGCGTTTGCAAAAAAAGTGTCAGGCGCAGATAGTGAAAGTCAGTGGAATGTTGGTGTTGTCGGGCGAGATTCTGGTGGGGCTCTTGTATCCGGCGAGTCAAACACAACTGATTTTGTTGGAGGGGCGCGTCTATCAGATAGTCGTGTTCAGGTGTCGCGCACGTTTGTTGATGCGGCAGTAGCTTTTGCTCAACCTCGGATTACACGGGATTCGCTTGGTATCGGCGCGACCATGGACATCACGATAAGAATTGGACTTCCGCAACTTGAGCAGGGCGCGTTTGCTACGTCTGCTATACCAACGTATGGCGTTGCAGCGACAAGATCAGGAGATATTGCAAATCTCATAACACCTCCGCCTTATAGTGCTACAGGAACGACATATTACGCAGAGTTTGAGCGTCAAGGGACACCAGTTAATAGCTCTTCCGAGGCATCGTCCGGCGTTTGGTTCTTCGGCACAAGTGGTGGTACGCAAGTTTCCGCACCTTTTGGTTTTGGAGCGGCGAATCAAATACGGGTCGATCTTTACGAGTCCGGTACGCAACAATGTGCATTGTCTGATTTTGCCACACCTTTCACGGTTCATAAATTATGCGCTCGCGTTGCCCCTAATGACGCTAGAGCCGCGTATGATACAGTGCTAACCACATCTGACACTACGGTTGTTATGCCAGTAAGTATTCCGACAACCGTTCAGGCTATTGGTCGCCGTGAGAATGCAACACACCAAATGCACGGATGGTTAAAAGATTTCAGGATATACGAAACGGCGGCCCCAGACGCAAGTTTACAGGCCATAACAGCATAAAGGAAATAGATCATGGTTGATAATGCGTTGCGTTGTACAGAAAATGATTACCCTTCCCTCCTTGGATTGGCTCAAGCTATGGGTGTTATCACTATAGAAGGAAATACTGTTATCCCAGCAGACGGCATCACATGGGATTATATCGGATACAAGCGCGTTGGCGAACCACCAGCAGAGGGCGAGCTAGACACACGCACAATACTGTCAAACCCGCAAGGCCATAAATACGTCCATATCAACGTGCGGACACCGTTCTCTGTTGGTGAAATGGCAATGACAGCAGCAGCCGAGAACCCAGCTATTGCCGCCGCCCTGGGCGACCCGTCGCGTTTCTTTGTGACAAATCCGGACGGCACAGCTAAAGACCCTGAATTTCCAATGAGAGTGTTTCTGTGAAACGAATTACCAAAGTATTCAAGGACCTAATGACACCTGATGACCAAGGTCAAAGCTGGTACGCTTGGGCTACGAATCAGATGTCACACGCTTTTCTTGGTGCTTTGATTGCGACGTTCGCCGGGGCCTATTGGCTAGTCACTGTTCTAGGCGTTGCGATGGCTAAGGAAGGCTTTGATTTATACAAGGTGTTTAATAGCCGCGCTATTGTTGACAGCATCACAGACGTTTTGTTTTGGGTCGGCGGGGCAGGCGTTGTGGCAGGTGGTGATTATCGGTATTGGTTTGTTGGCGGGCTGTTTGTCTTGTTTGTTGTTGGCGTTTACTTTAGGACTGGAAAGAAATGAACAAAGATAAGTTAATTAACGACTTAAAGCGTGATGAGGGGTATGTCCCGCACGCATACGAAGATTCACTAGGATATTTGACAATTGGATATGGAACGTTAATTGACAAGCGTGGCGGCGGAATTCCAGAAGATGTCGCATCTATTTTGTTACAACGCCATGTTGATGACAACATCGCAAAAGTTAATAAACAGTTACCATGGCTATCTAAGCATCCTGAACACGTACAGCGTGCAATCCATAATATGGCATATCAGCTTGGTGTAGCAGGATTACTGTCTTTCAAAAATACATTGCGCTTGGTGGAGCAAAAACGCTATAATGAAGCTGCGGACAATGCTTTATTGTCGCTCTGGGCTAAGCAAACGCCGAATAGAGCCAAGCGCACAACCGACCTTTTAAGGGGTATAACATGACTCAAGATACCAAATCATTCCTGCAATCCCGGACGATCTGGGGTGCTATTATTTCTGTTGTCGGTGCCGTCATGAGTGCAGCCGGTTTTGATACTGGTGCGCTCAATGGCCTTGACGCTGAAATGGTTATCCTTGTTGGAGGTGTCCTCTCGACATACGGACGCTTCAAAGCAGTACGAAAAATCAAATAAACCTAACGCCCTTCGGGGCGTTTTTTATGGAGGATTTTATGTCGAGACATAAGCGCAAACCCTTCCAACGTAAAGGCCCGATAGTCGATTTGTTTAATGAGCAGTGTGGATTTTGCTGCTATTGTTCTGGTAAGATGACGCTGAAACTTGGGCGGCATAATACCGCCACAGTTGAGCATATCTTACCAAGATCACATGGTGGGAAAGATCACTTTAACCGGGCTGCTGCCCACGCATCCTGTAACCAGGAACGTGGCAACACACCTCTTTTAGTTTATTTAGCTGAACGTCTGGACACTAGTCGAGCCCCAGCAACTTTTTTAACTCGTCGTCACCAAATTCAACTTTCCCCTTATACGCCTTCTTAGCGTGTTCAGCGCAATAGGGCTTTTCAAATTCTGCCTTACATCCACACCATCCATCATCTACAGGCCACTGGCAATTACCCCTGTCTGGTAACATCGCCAACAAGCGCGGCTGTTTGATTGGCTTCTTACGGCCAACACGAACGGATGACATGACGTTGTTGCCGTTTCCAATTGATAGACCTAATCGGTGGGCCTTCCCGCAGACGGAGTTCTTTGAAAACCCAAGCCTATCCGCTATTTGCCTTGCGGAAAAACCATCTTTGATTAGGAACTTTAATTTCTCAACAGCCTGTTCAGGCCATTCTTTTGGCAACATGACGCTCTTTCCTTCTGATTGAGTTTGATAGATCCCAATAGATTAAAGCCGCCTCGGATGGACGGCAATCGAATGGGAAGAAACGGGATACTTGGTGGAATGGGTAGACGGGAAGGATAACGCAGAAGATAATACCGTCATCATTAGAAGATGACATTTCAACGCCAAAGCCATCATCCATGAAGGCTTCGACCATCCATTCAAGAAAACTCTGTGTCTCCATGATTCCCCACAATCTTCTGGATAGCTTTTATTTGTATCGCAAGCTTTTTTGTTTTTCTTATTTCGTCTCTGCAAGCAAGTCTGACACGTGCGTCAAAATCACCTAGTAAATCTAGGTAGTTTGATTCAGCCGCCTGCAGCTTTTTTTGCAATCGCTGGATCGTTTCATCTTTTGTTTCGGGGAGGGGGTTATCCATCTATGAAGCCAACTTTAAAATGGGCTAGATGTTTTTCGGAGGGTAGTAGGTTTTTGCAGGCATCGACATGGGCAAGGATATTGTACTTCTGCCATGTGTGTCCGACTGGTTGGTCGTGACGTTCAAACTCTTGTTTCGATACAAAAGCGTTTGCGGCTGAATCGAATAGTTCTAAAAGACGCTCTTGATACGCAACTTCCACACGTTCTTTTTCTTGACCGACTCTGGTCGCGTTAATCCATGTCGCACGTAGTTCCATCATAGCCTCCACACTAGGGTTAATTAAACTTAATTACATCACCAACGGGGAAGAGCCCCCATTGGGAAATAGATATATAAACAATGCCGTCTTCAATTACATATTCTTTCATTTTAATACAACCTCGAATCAAAGAACTGGTGGTTCATAATCTTAATTTTGTTTGGTTCTTCCAAATGGTATGTTGAATTAAGCGTTGTTGCAACCATCTTATTGAAGTCCATTTTGCACAGGCGGGATGTCGTGATTCGTGTTCCGTCTGGAAACTTATCCGACCCTTCGGTAAATCCTGTGAGCGCGGTATATCGCCCAGATCTCATGAATGACCATTGTCTAAGTAACATTTTATTCTCCCAATGCTTTGTCGATTAACGCCATTGTTTTATCTAAAGAGAAAAAATGGTCGTGTTTTTTACAAAATTCAACCTGGTCCCTAACCTGTTTCAAAATATCTGTGTGAAGATCGGCGCGGATGTATTTACCTGTCGGCCCTTCAAACCCGTCAATATAGGATGACGAATAGTACGCCTCACAACTCAAACAATCTTTATGGTCATGCGTTACACCTAAATAAAGAACGGCTGGCATCGTGTTTTGCTGGGTCATGGATAACACTCCTGATGTGCGCGTGGGTCATAATCTGTTATCAATTCGGGGGACGCATAACAAAACAGGTCAGTCAGATAGATCATCATTTTATTAGCGTCATCTGCCGATCTACATACTATTGCCTTCTTACTGCCAAACCCGATAAGTGGTTCTGTTCGTGTGATCTGGTTTCGCAGAAACTCATGCCCGTATATGACTTCACGTTTTTCAACCCAATTTTGAAGTAATATCCAAATTTCTACATTATTTGGCGCAGACAAATTTCTGTGCCAATACGGTTTTCACCAAGTTGGATATAAATTTCGTCGGGATAGTCTAGCATAATCACTTTCTCCCTTGTGCTATATAATCTGCCAAAGCATACAAGACGCCAGATAATCTTTGAGCGCACTCGGTATCAATTTTAGACAAATCGTTATATCTAAGATATTTTGGAACCATACCGCAAAGCCCCTCAAGAAAACTCCTTGTATGATTTGACAAGTGGTTCATCTCTCCGCAAGGCCAAAGGCTTCGCAAAAAAGCATCGGCATGTTCCTGTGTAACGTGTATTTTTTCTTCTTCCGTCATCTCAAACCCCCTTCTGTAATTCGGCGTATGCGCGTTCAATAACTGCGTGAAGCCGACGCAATTCTTGTTGTAAATATGCCTCCGATGCGTATTTTGCATTAAACCAAAGACCGTCATCTTCTGCCTGTTCAAGAACAGTTTCTAATATTTCAATCACCGGAACCCGTGGCGATTGCAGGGCGGCGCGGATTGTTTCTTTTTCACAATGAGCCATAATTTTAGGGTTATACGCCATAGCAGAATTAAAACTAGATAACGCCGCTTCAATTTCATCCGCGTTACTTAAATTCCCACAAGTAACGTTTTCGTCGTTTTTTGTTAGTTGCGATTGCAGGGCGGCGCGGATGGTTTGTTTTGTTTTTTCGCCAAGATCATCCATGCGTAGGTTGTTGCTGTCCGCGTAGTTAAAATTATTTTTAGCCGCTTGAATTTCATCTTTTGTCATCTCATTCTCCATTTCAATCGTCATTGGGGTGGGCATTATTTAATAACTTTCAAAATATCACTAGCACACCGTACACAAAACCCAGATCCAAGATAAACAACGCCTGTTTGTTTTATTGAATCGTTAAATTTAATATTGCAGCAACGGCAATTTGTGCATTTTATTTGTTTTATAAATAAACTTTTTATTTTGCCCCACATTTCTCAGCCCCTTCTCTCGCTTTCTCACATCCATTTCCTTTTGCATGGCACTGGAAACAAATATCATGATCATCAAAAGCACATCCTAATTTTTGTTGCACATCTGTGCCTTGCAAAAACCATTCTATATAGTTAACAGCATCCATCAATTCTTCTTGCAAATGCACCAGCTTCTCGCGGGCTGTTGCATTATTGCCTGCCAGCGTTGTTCCGTATTTTTTAATACCTACCGCGCTTCTTGCTTGGAACTTGGTGCACACAGCGTCAACGATTGGGTCTGTCATCACTCACCTCCATCGGCAGAAGGTAAAGGCATCCATGCGGTTGGTTTGCAACACAACGGTGCGTATTCATCTGAACCAGATTGGATAGCAGTAATCCATGTATAGCCGTTCCAAAACGCCTCATTCGCACCCCAATCAGATAAAGTTAAAACATACGTCCCATCCTTCGGCGCACCATCCATGTCGTAATTCCAAACGTGGAGCAGTCCTTTGGTGTAGAGTAAATCAATGGTACTGGCCATGATTGCTTGCTCGTATGCACGGTCGTTATCGCCGCACAATTCCCGTTTCAATTCGTCAAGCGTCATTTTAATCACTCCAAATTTCTTCATCTAATCCGTCAATCCATGTTTGCGCCATATCTGCCGCACCACGTAATTCAGCGGCGTGCTGATCGCTAAATTGATCCATTAATATGGCGCATTGTAACAGGGTCCCTTTAAGAACAAGCAATGCTCCAATTAAATTTGCTTTTTCGATGTTTTCTTTTATCATTTTTATCTCTCCACAAATACGCCAAGCCCAATATATTGTTGTTCTGTATTATCGCTCCACTTAATCCAAGTGCCGTATTCTGCGTGTCCATGAATATCAAAAGCATCTTGAACGCAATCCCAAACAGAAACGGATCGTTTAGCTGTTAACCAACGAATTGCCACTTTTCCGTCGGAAAAAATAACACCTTCAAACTGCGGATCGTCCGGCGAGTTCCTTTGGTTTTCATCGTGCGTATCAGTCGGAACATTTGGTCTATAAACTGTAAATGTTTTCATTTCGTTTCCCCTTTTTGTGCGGCGGTAATAACTTCATCAATTGCCACATCAGTAAAATTTGGTACAAATCTAGATGCGGCATTATCTGCATGTCGTTTTTCGTTAAGGTTTTTTATAACTTCCCTCGGCACCATCACGAAATCCGGATGCTCGCCTTTGCGGAGTTGGGATAACTCGCGAGCGGCTTCCCATGCAAGCTCATGGGACATTTTACCATTTGCAATCGCCTCGTCTAATTCTGTGTTGGTCATTTCTTTACGTTCCTCCCACTCAATATCTATATATAACGGTTTCATAGCAGCGTCAACAATTGGGTCGGTTTCATCTTTAGGAATATTCCGGCAGCTAGGAATATCTGGGCAGCAGGTGCAGTTTATAGATCCTGGTTCAAAATAAAGATTAGTCATTTATCATCTCCATGATTTCATTTTCTGTTTCTTTGCAACAGATTAAACCGCCACTCGTTTTTATTTCGGTCGTGTACAAGACGCTTCCAATTATAAAATGTGGAGTGTGTATGTATTGTATACTATCAACATTAACGTGATATTTTGTTTTATCTTGAGTAACCGTTATGAACTTACGCATTCGGTCTATCCTCCCTATATTTCGCGTTTTCTTCTGCGTATCGTTCTTCACGGCGTATATCGTCAATAAGACAATCTATTGCCCGCACTTGCTCTTCTGCCTCATCGTAAAGCAAAACAAATTCATCATATCCTTCTGTTACCACCATAATCTTTTGGCATACCTGGCGCATATCATTCAGTTTATCTTCATCCGCGCGGGCCATGTAGCCGAGTAGCATTGTTGAAATGTTCATTTTGTTTCTCCTTATATAAACACAATATCACAAGATATTTAACAGTCAATCTACTTTTTTGCTCTATCTAAAAAACGCAATAATATTTCTTGTTGTGTTGCTTTCCCTTGTAAACGCTCGATAACATCTTCTTCAATGGTGTCTTTACCAACGATTGAATAGACATATACAGGTCTGTCGTATCCAGATTGTTTCTGACGTGCAGGTCCAATACGTTCAAGAATTTGCTGATGATGCTCCAGGTTCCATCCGTGTGAGAAATACACAAGAACGTTACCACCATGTTGAAGACTCAACCCATGCCCTGCTGATGCAGGATGAGCGAATAACAACGGTATTTTGCCAGCGTTCCAATCCGTGATGACCTGGGGGTCTTTATCAAGTACACGACCCTTCGGGAAGTGTTTCATCAAACGTTCAAGGTCTGATTTAAATTGATACGACACAAGGATCGGTGATGCTGTCTCCTCGATGATTTCCTCTAGTGCTTTAAGTTTCTCATCGTGCAGAACTTCATAACCATCCTCTGTGTAAATTGCACCAGAGGATATTTGTAAGCATTTGATGGTCTTAGACGCAGCGTTAAACGCTTCGATACCCACATCATTGATTTCTGTGTACATCTCTTTCAGCATCTCGTCGTATTTAACACGTGCTTTTGCAGGGAGATCCACGGCTATTGTGGACACGATCGGTAATTCTGTAGGAAAGTAACGGGAAGGATCAATCGACAAACATAGGTCTGCTATGGCGTTTTGTATCTTTGCGGCTGCGCCCTCTTTCGGTTCTAGACTAAACCCGTCGTAAGCAATATTAAAATATGTCTCGGTAAAAATACTGAATGTTCGACCTAACCGTTCACCTTTGTCAAGGAACCACATCTGGCCCCATAAATCTGTAAGATTATTCGGTGAAGGTGTACCGGTAAGGCCAATGAATCGTTTGATCCCTGTAAATGCAACACGACCTAATGCACGTGCTTGCTTACCACCTTGACGTAATCTGAACGACTTGAGCTTCGTCAACTCGTCCGCAACAACCGTTTTGAACGGCCATTTATTACCCAATGTCTCAACAAGCCAAGGTAGGTTCTCGAAATTGATCGTATAGATATCAGCTTCTGTCTCTAACGCTGCTTCGCGCTTTGCTTTCGCACCCGTCATAATTGATACGGTAAGATGTGAGAACTCATCCCACTTCTTAATTTCATCCGGCCAGGTTGTCTGGGCAACACGTAACGGGGCAATGATAAGAACAGGGAATGTGTCCAACGTGTATAAGACAGCCGCAGTCTTGCCAAGACCCATGTTCAGGAACAAAGCAGACCGCGGCTTATCTTTGATCCAGTCGATCGCAATCTTCTGGTATTCTCTGGGAACAAATTTCATTTATGAACTCGTCTACTTGTTCGATTGTGTTGATAACAAACACAGCCGCACCATGTTGTCTCATGCGGCTGTGTTCTCTTACTTGACCTGCTCTTGCTGCTGCGTTAGGACGCTTAATCTCGACAAACCAGACCCCTTTAAAGAAGACCACTCGATCCGGCGCGTGTGATCTGCCGATCCATTTTGTCTTACGGATTTCTCCGCCGAGTTCTTTGACTCGTTTGATGAGGTATTTTTCAACGTAGCTCTCCTTTAAAATTGTCAAGTGCTTCCTCCAATTCTTCGACGGTTCGGTTTAAATCTTCAACAGAGTGTAATATATCGGCAATAAAACTGTTAATGTTACGTGCTGTCTCATAGGTTATATAAACAAGATTTCCCCCGCGGATGCTCGTCTGGTATATAGCTGTGTCTAACTCCACTATAGCTCTATTTAAATCACTCATTTCTTCTCTCCTATATGTTTCAAGATTTCATTACTCATATCAACGTATCTCTGATAATCAACATCATCAGGGAATGTATCCGGAAGGGTCATAAGAGGTCTTCCCCCATCACTCTCCGAAACTTTGTTGCCATTTTTGGCATAACGTATGGGTGTGTCTTCGTTCTTGGCGTAGTACCACCGAACAACTTTCCCCAAATATTCATCATTCTTAACTGCTCCACCTTCGACTTTACGGACAAACAGAAACTTGCGGATATCTTTGCAGGATCTTATCGTTGCCTCAACAGGCGTCTTATTTGTCAAATACTCAATCGCTGCAATCGTCGCAATATCCCCATGCGGGTTCTTCGCAAGGCCGTCTAGGGCATACGCGCCTTTTGTTTTGACTTTGCCATCAACTTTCACGTTGATGTAACTATTGACATCGCGGTTGTGGACCGATGAGTAATCGGTGTTCTCTAACTGCATACCCGTCAAATCTTGCCAAGCGTTGATAACTTCTTTCGCTGTGTCAGTATCCCCTGCATCGTACCACGCGACAATCCCGTCCGTGTTCGCGCTGACAATACGTATCCCTTGTTTTTCCAACATATCAATCAGTAACATCAAACTAAGTTGACCTGTCAGTGTCACATTGATTAACATATCCGGCGAATAGAATATGGACCACTTGCTCCCTAGCTTCCCGAACGTGCCGTTAAGGGTAATTTTCATAACATCTGATCGTGTCTTATCTCCACGTTTTTTAGCCGCTAATCGTTCTTTGTAGATGTCACTGTAAATACGCAGGAAAGCTGTGCCAAGATGCTCCGGATAATACCCGTTGATAATAATCAATGACGGGTAGTAGCTCGCAACGTCGAGATCTTGAAGCACCTCCCAGTCAAGAGGATTCACTGTCAAACATTCCTCTGTGCTGTGCAATCCCCCAATACCCATGCGGTAATTACCTTCACCAATTGTAACAATTTTGTTTTTCAAGTAATCAGGCATCACAACAGATCCGTTGGAATCAAGAACAAATGTCAGTTTCTCAATCGCATCAACAAGCCCGTTTAGTTTACCTTTTAGATATTTAGGGGCCTTGTATCTAAAACTATAATTCTCATCAAGATCTGGCCGCTTGGCGTACACGTTGTATTTCTCACGCAAGATTGTCTTGATGACGGCTTCGGCGATCTGTGCATCCGACTTACTGCGTAAATCAATCCCGTACGTACGACTCATGTCCTCACGTAAAGTGATCTGCGGCATTAGGTAATTGTATAAATCCAAAGTTGTCTGCAAATCATTCGTACAATACTCCCTAACGATATCCATCTGTTCATCGGTGAGCAATGTATCAATGTCATACGGCAGATCCCACAACGTCTTGCTGTGTAATCTCGCGCCATAAACTTTTAAACTTCCCATACCTGGGGCAACTTCGATTAGATCAATCATATCAACGCGGGGCAACTTAACACTGTATCGGTCTTCAAATTCCCACGGCATCAATCGAAACTTAATAATGCTGTCAGACACTTCTTTCAGGTCTAATCCACCCTTGAGAGCGGCTGACAGCATTAAGATATCGTACTTCGCACAATTGAAGCCCACAAGTTTATACTTGATAAGGATTTTCTTGATCCCTAAGAAATCAAGATTCACACCCTCACGTTGCTCAAACGATTTAACTTTACCGCTCTCAACGTCCATGAACGATACAAGAAAATAATTCCTGTAGCACTCAATATCAAATATAGCTGTGGGCTTCATGATTAGATCAGTTCTTCGTCATCTTCAATTACAATTTCTTCAAAGTCTGAATCAGTTGGTTGAGCACCACCTGACAGTTTATCACCGTCTTTAAAGAATTGAATCGCCAATAATTGAGTACGGATACCTTCATAAGGTGAACCCTGCGCCCAAATGTCAACCGACACGTTGCAATAGCAACCGGGATAAATTTTTGCGTCAGCTTCCGTTAAAGGTGACTTGTCGCGATCAATCACAACAGGGCGACCTGATGCTTCTTTACGTTTAGCTGACAAGATGTTGACATCGGGACGATCAAAGTTTTCTCCGTCTTTATAGGAAAACTTCTGAGTATTTGGACGTAACACTTTTAATTTCTTAGCTGCGTCATCTCCGAACTTCTCAGCAGCAACCGCTTTAATGGCCGCTTCGATTGCTTTGTCGTTTTCAGATCCTTTTTCCACTAACAAATCAACACCATACGCTGGGTCTTGATCAGGATATTTAGCAGACTTAGTTGCCCGAAACAAATTCGGGTAGTTCACTCTTACGTTTTTCAATAGTACTTTCATTTTACATGTCCTCTGTTTCGAAATCACTTGTGGAATCAGGCACAAGCACCTGTTTCGCAGGAGCACGTTCAATCAATTGATCGAGTTCCTGCCAAATTTCTTCATGTTTCTTACGCGGTAGTTTCTTCTCAACTTCGCTCGGTGTCAACATAACTTTTTTATACGTAACGTCTTCGGGTAATGGTAACTCATCAGTTGTCCATTTGCGATTACCCTTGCGTCCATCTTTCAATGTGAATCCAGGGATGTCTTTTCCTTCCTTGGCACACATTACCGCCGCTTCTTCAACAGCTTCTAACCAGTTCAACATAAGACGTTTCTGCGATAACACTTTTGCAAACGTATCAGGTGTAGCCTTGACGTGATGCTCATCAAACAATTTCATCATATCATTATTAAGTTCCATACAGAAGCCCCTCGCAGGACACCATTGACAATGACTCCCTGACTTCAAATATGACCCGACATCATCAATCCCTGCTGCCACTTGCCGTGCAGAGTTGTAGATCTTTGCGGTCATATCGTAGATGTCGCTCGGCACCTCCCACACGTCAACCCAATCAATACGTGGTTGATGGATGTGACAATAGATTTTTGGTTTTTTACCTTTGAAAAACTTATACTTGGCACCCATGGCATACAAAAATAATTGCATGTTATTTTGCGCTGACACCTTCGTCATGCCGTATTTAAAATCAACAATGTGAAGTTCATTATCCCCCACGATTACAATGTCAGATGTCCCAAAGCTATCTGGCTCACCTTGTATCTCACTGATTCCCGTGACCCATGAATAGTCAAGTTTCAATTCTGAATGTAATGTGCCGGGGATTGATTTCACATATCCAACAAAATCTAAACAATGTTGAAACATTGCCTCATCATTTAATTCAATCTGCCCACCGGACAACAATGATTCAACGATTCCGTGTGCCTTCGTCCCTTCTGTCGCCGCGTCCGAGTCAAGTTTTTCAACGTTGAGTGACATGCCGACCGATCCAGGGCACTCCATCCAACGATGTGCGGCTGATGCTGATAAATGTGAATGTTTCATTTTTTTGTATCTCCTGATATTTTTCATCTTGACACACGGACACAACACGTGTCAAGATGAAAAATATCAGGAGATACAAAAAAAAATGAAACATAACATAAATGCTTTAGTCCAATGGATGAAACTTGCATCCAACAAAGAGATTGACTTACTTGCAAAGAAGGTCAAGTGTGATCGCCACTATCTTTATCTGTTAAAGACAGGTATCAGAGGAATGACACCTGATTACGCCATGCGTATTGAGAAGGCCACGATAGAGATCAACGAGACTCACCCACATTTACCAATCATTCGGCAACCACAAATTTGCCACGTCTGCTCTAATTGCCCCTATACAAAATAAGAGGTTGCCATGTACGGTGCGACAAAAGAACAATGGGATCATTTCGTTTCCATTGGATTGACACATGACCTTCTACCTGTTGTATCTAATCCTAATGCCAAGATTTCAGCGAAGTCGGCATTACGTTCGACTGGTAAAGTGCCATCCAAATATTACAACGGTGAGGTCGGCGGCATCCTTAACTGGACACAGAAAAACGCGACTGACAAGGCCATTATTGAATGGTCCGAACAACCTGATTACGGGATTTGCATTCAAACCCGTCACCTTCGTGCGCTTGATGTCGATATAGATTCTGACTTAGCGGACGAAATCAAGCAAACAATCTTAAATTTTGTCCCTACCGCTGTATTTAGAACAAGAGAAAACTCCAAAAAATTTGTATTCCCGTTCTTTTTAGACGGCACGTTCTCCAAACGTATCATTGAGACAAAGCAAGGTGCTATTGAGTTCCTTGGTAATGGTCAACAATTTGTTGCCTGTGGCACCCACACATCAGGTGCCAAGTACAACCTACCTTTAACAACGTACCCAACATTACCAGAAGAAGACTTCGAGGTCATCTTCAACCATATCCTTGAGCAATTCGGCACTGTTGCTGTGTTCATGGACAACAAAGCCAGGCAACCCGACATCGACATGGAAGATGACGTGCTGCCGTTACTCCTGCCTCATTCTATGGGTTTAACAAACACAGGGATGTACTGCCTTAAATGCCCGAAATTCGACGAACACACAGACAAGGAAAAAGGATCAATCTCACAGAGTGGTTATTTCCCAAAAGGAAAAGGTGGCAATCCAAAAGGACATTTCCATTGTTCACATAATCACAATGAAGACGGTGTGCCAGCTAAACCAACAGCTTCTGATTGGGCTGTTGCGTATAATCTTATTGATTTTGGGGATGATGAGCCAGTTGTAGAAATTCAAGCAGAATCCTCGCAGAATTTGAGCGAAATTCAAGCAGAATCAAAACACGATCAAGAACTGGTCATCCCGCGCGGGTTGATTAAAGACACCGTTGATTGGATCTTATCCTGTGCCCTCCAACCCCAGCCGGAACTCACATTACTCAATGTTATCAGCTTCGCAGGGGCCGTGTTCGGTCGTCGCTATGAGTACGATAAGTTCGGCACACGTACGAATATGTACCTTGTCGGCATCGCTAACACGGGTGACGGCAAGGACCATTCACGCAAGTGCATCAAGAAACTCGCTGAACTCTCCAACCTCTCCCGCTTTGTTGGACCTGATGCGATTAAGTCAGGTGAGGGTGTCTTGACAATGCTTATGAAAAAGCCATCCGTTCTCATGATGTTAGATGAGTTCGGGATGCTCATGGCGTCCATCGGCGGGTCTAATGCACAACCTTACTTGCGCTCATGCGCCAAGATCTTCACGGAACTCTACAGCTCGTCATCTGTCCTGTATCAGGGCGGCATGTACTCTGACCCCAAGAAAGATCCAGTTAACATCGAGTGTCCGAATCTGTGCATCTATGGCACGTCTACACAGGTCAAGTATGCCGAAGCATTGACACCTGATGCGATCGACTCCGGGGAACTTAATCGCTTTGTCGTGCTTAAACCCAAGATTGAAAACCCTGAATATAACTTCAACGTTGGTGATCGCAACCCACCGGATGACCTTGTGAACCGTTGGCACAAGATCGCTGACTCAATTGAAGTGAACGATCTGATGGGCGGCCAGGTATACGCGACAAATGTAGCGTCCGAGTACAACATGAACGAATTACTCATCTATCAGCGTCAACGCAAGATGGAATTACAGGACGGAACTGGTCCTCTTTATGCACGTTATACCGAGAACGTCATCAAGATCGCCATGGTGTTCGCCATTTCCGAGAACCATAACGACCCGTTGATGAGTTCCTTGCATATTGACATCGCCAAGCAGATTGTCGATGCGTCGATTGAGTTCGTCCGGTCGCTTGTGAAGTCTGGTATTGGTACCAAAGACCGCCGTGAAGACCCGTTGATTGATGAAATGTTCGCGTATATCAAAGACGAGAAACCGACAAAACGTGACATCAGCCGGAAATTTGGCCGCCTACATCACACGGATATTGACAAGATCATTGATACATTGACCTACCAAGCGCGTATTAAACTGGAAAAAACACCCGGTAAAACAAAACCAATCATGCGTTATGTCTCTGCATAATCTATAGATTAAAGTGCATAAATTATTCAAAACCCCGTGGAACTGAATCCACGGGGTTAAAAATTCTAGCTTTGCCCTGATTGCCAACAATCCTTTTACGGCGGCGTCAGCACTCTAACATATAGGTGGTCAAATTCAGACAGGCCACCATATATCATCCATCAGGGCCACGCTCCTACGTACCAGAACCGCAGCTTGATCCTATAACATCAGCCGATCACTTTGCTGTCGAGCGCCGCCCACCTGTAAACTTTAAATGTTACCTTCTTCAAAAAACTTAACACTCTTTTCACAAGTTTTAAAAAATGGTTCCCACGGTCGAGTGTATCCATCAAACCATCTATATCTTTTTTTGCCAATCTGTATGAATATATACTCAAGATTATTATATGACCTAGGGTAACGTGAGTTATTCGTTTGCGGGTTTATTGTGGCGATTGACACAATACCAGAAGTCACAATGTTTTTAAAATATTTTTTGTATTGCTCATTCGTTGGCAAATGTACCTCATCTGCTTTAACGACTTCATACTCGAACCTTGAGTTAAATATAATAATTTCACTCATTAGGATCTTTGGCGACTTGATTGGATTAAAACCACCGTAAAAGCAAGGCCTACCTCCATATATTCCTGGTTTTGGGATTGATTTTTTACTCGAAAATGCGAGCTTGTTGAACTCTACTTGCCACTCTATTTCGTCTATAACAAAAGTAGGCCGAGACGTTAAAGCATTTGAATGTTCATATTCTTGTTCTAAATGAACAGTCCCACCATAATATTTAAACATTTTCCACTCCTTTATAACGGTCTCGTTGAAATATGTGAACACGCCACCCCGTCAAAGGTCGTCGCGCATTGGTAAACTGTATCTGGGACCCATACCCGAATCGGCTTGCGGTTGTCATTAGACCGTATCAAGTCATCAAGCCGTGCGGGATTGCATACGTGGTTAGGTGCCATTAGATGGGCGTTACAGAATACTTTGAACCAATTGGCGGTGTTGTCGTTGGTGCTTAGAAACATAATTTCAACCCCTCCCAAATACTCGCGCAACCCATGAGGAATAAGTACGTCCCTAAGAATACGCCTGATATGATTAAAGCTATTTCGATTCGTTCTGTGTTAAAGTTTTTCATTTTATTTCCCCTTACAATGCGCCAAGGCATAACGCCGTTACAAGTGATAGCATAAGCACCATAACAACAGACACCCCAAATCCTATAATAGCGCCCATTACATAATCAACAACACCGGCGTGTCCAAACATTTGTTTTTCCTGATGCGCTGTCTTTATCGCCCCATAAATCATAGAGAATAGTATTATCAATCCAATTATTTGTTGCATTTCATCCCCCGTTAAAACCATAGGTAAATTCCGTGGAATACGCCAATAGGTGGCATAATAGCACCGGCAATCAGGAATCCCCACCAGCCTTCTGCAAAGCACGTGAAGATGTGCGTGAACCATGCGGTAACTGATACCGCAATCATTAAAAATACAATCTCTTTCATTTCCTTATTCCTTCCAGTAATGCACCCATTTGTTCCATTTGTCCTGTTGTATACCCCGCAGGGGCCACGACATCGACCTTAATCACGTTCCCCGTGGAATTCAAGCCCACGGTAAACAATACGCCTAGCACAAACGCGCCAAGGCATAAGAGGATAGTTGTTTTCATTTCAATTTTACTCCATCAAACATAAAAAAGGTTTTTGGTTTTTTGTTGCGTGTTTTCTTACCGGCGCGTTGATCTGCAAGTAATTTAACTTTTTCCATGTCATCAACTCTATGCGAATGTATAGGTGCAGATGCAATTGTTTTAAATTCTTCTGGTGTTAAGTATCCATATGATTCGTGTTTATCTACCATAACCCATTCATCCTTTTTTTAATAAAATTAATAGCGTCCCTAAACGCATCATCCTTGCTATACGCGCGAGGAAGGTACTCATTCCAGATCACTTGATCCATGACCTTAACTTGCACCACGCCCCGATAATGTCCCCTGTGCCATTGGGCAAGCGGGAATAGGGAATGGGATGGGGTTATGGGAGGCATGATTCACCTTTAGCCTTTGCTATTGCTCTTTGCGCCATTGTTAGGATGATTTTTGCGTCATCCCATGGTGTTTCCTTTTGCATACATGCCATTACACTTTCCAAAGCCGCCAATAGATCAGGGGCTGCTTTATAAATGTCTATCAATTCGGCGTATTCGTCATATTTAAATACGCCTCCACCTATATTTAAAGTTTCGCTTTTCCATGCGGAATGAACTAACGCCGATATAAATTCTTTATGTATGCTCATGATTAACCCCATGCTTTTTCTAGGTTAAAGTTACGACGATAAAAAGTCAGATCATCCACAATACTGACAAACGATGATTTGTCGTATGTCGGTTGATCGTGTACTAGGTAGATTCCATCTTGTTTTGTGTAAAATCGTTGCTCTTTCATAATAAGATTCCCTTCTCTGTTATCGACGCATAATCGCGCCGCTAGGTGACCAATAGAGAACATGGTCACCACGCGGGGGGATTATTTGTTATTCAACCCGACAAGATAATCATACGCACAAACGGCTGTATATTTATCTTTGTTTATCTTTTTAACATTATCAGGGTTAAATAATTCGATAACGCCTAACCCTGTCTTTTTATCAACGATTACCCATGATCCACATAACATGATATTACCCCTTTAAAATAGTTGTCATCAGTGTAAATAAGCCCGCGACCATAGCAGGCATTACAATTTACCTAATTTATACAATGTCATTTTGCGCTCTTGAATATAATCCATCACCATCGAAAATAATTCGGGTGAGGGAATAATTTTTAATTGGCGGGAATAAGCATTAAGCGCGCCAATAACTGAATCGCCTTTTTCGTATGCGTACCAGCCCTCTCGGCATAAAATGGCGTATATTTGATCCTTAGTCATGATTAGATTCCTCCCAATTTGTTAATATAATAGGATAGGCGTATTCTTTGACTAGCAGACACACCAGCACATTCGGCATCATCCAGCACATTTTTTCTCGCATTTTCATGGGTCATGCCAGTGTCGCGGTATTGTTCATAAATGTATATGTAGTTTGTCATGATTTGTGTCTCTCGAATGGTTATACGTTTGGGGTGATTCCCTCTGTATAAGTAAGATCATATCATGTGATATATTAAACGCAAGTAAAAATGTGGGTAATAATGTTTCGTTGTTTCTTGACATAAAGAAAGTGGCAGAAAAAAGATAATGGCATGACGGGATACACAAGAATGTGTAAAAAAGTACTCAAAATATATTTACATAATTATTTATCTTTTATTTGTATATATATTGTAATATTATTTCACGTTTCTTTTTATGGGTTTTTTATCGTTTTATTTAAACCTTACGTATGTGGGGTTTTGTGCGTCGTTTTTCGTGTGTTATGCAAAAGAATCGTGATTTTGTGTCCCGGATGCCACTTTCTAATGCCACAATCTCAAGTGATACGCCAAACTGACAACAAAATCAATAACTTACAAACCATTTTCCATAGAGAAATGTCAACCGCAAATATTCCTTGAGTATTATCCTACACTTTATTCAATTGAATCAATGAGTTAAGCCCTCTATTTTCCATAGAGAAATGTCAACCGCAAATATTCCTACTCAAATTTTGAATATCTTAAGATACGAATTTATGAATGATTACCTAAACCTAAGTAATGTTTCCTAATGACATAAAGAAAGTGGCAAGTATCAGATGATAGAGTCCGCGAAATAATATTTCAAAATAGATTGTCATATATACTTTTTTAGGGTTTTGTTCAATAACGCACATACATTTATACCCCAAGAATCTATCGATTTTGGGGTTATCTTTTTGCCTGTATACTCTTACAATTGCAGCCCCCACCACAGGGGAATTGAATAAGAGAGCCTTATTTATATATCGGTGTAAGGCTTTAATCACTGGGCCATGTAATCGCTGGTTCCTGGCTATATCGCTCCGTGGTTATTATATCGCATGCCGCACAAAGGCAGGATTCATGCATAACTCAATAAGCTAATTGTCATTATAGATGATAAATGTGTCATGTGTCAATTGTTAAATGACAATAAGAACGCGCTATGACAAATAAATAATTTATTCAGTGATGCATGCATAAATTATTCAGGGCCGCGCCATATCAACGTACGCGAAGCGTTCCTTATATAAACATTAAGTCATGCGTAGCATGTCCATAGCT